ATTGTTTGCTCCGTCCAAGTAGTATTTTTGTGTATTGCTGTTGCCTGTTGCGACTGACAATAACTTAAGATTATTTGCTCCGGTGATAGAGAAATCCGTAGTATTGTTGTCGCCCATTTGTCTCATTTCAAATAGGATATTATCCCCCGTTATGTCCGACGGTGTCCCACTAGAAACCCCAATTTTATTGAGGCTTCCGACTTGTATCAACGTTGTGCTACCAGCGGTGGTTATTTGATTTACATATATTTGATTTTGACCGTATGCGGTCAATCCAAAGAATATAAACATTAGTGTTAGTATTTTTTTCATTTTGTTTCTTTTTTAGGGTTGAATTTCCAGAGCTTCATCTTTTCGCCTTGTTTTATTATATCAATAACCGCTTTGTCTATGGCGCTTCTAACCGCAATGGTGTTTGGTTCGTTCGCGGTCAAACCCAATTCAGATTCTATAGGCAATGTTCCATGCTCATAGAATTTGAATAAGTTACCTGACACTGCTACACTGGAAATTGTTTTTGTTACGGCGGTACTAAGTAACACTTCTCCCGTCTGAACACTTACAAATCTTAAAGATACGGTCACAACATCTTTTCTATATTGTGCACTTGACGATATACCGAGCACACTTGCCCCCGCACCACCCGTTAGAATGTTAGAATCATACCCAATGATCCCGCCTTCGGCTATTATACCGGCAAATAGCATAGGCGTGAGTTTTTCTGCATTCTTGCCTTGAAAAGTTTCTCGTGTTTGACTAATCAGCTGCCTTTCTTTTATTATATTGTCCAGATTTGCTCTTTCTAATACTTGAAACCACGATCCCCCACCTGCGGTTCGCAATGAATCAATCAACCAGCTTTCTGCTCCTTGGGTTACTGCCGACGAAAATGATGCATAGTTGTCGGTGATCTTTCTTTGACCGGTTTTATCTGTATAGGAGTATACAGCAATTGTTATCTTTGGCCCATCCGGCGTCGGCAATCCCATCAATTCTTTTTCTAACGGAGATTGTTGACTTCTTGGCGCATCCAGTATACCAGGCGTCTTTGATACAGAAGCACATCCACCAAGCAGTAAAGATAATAATATAACCGTGATAGCATATATTTTCATCCGGGTGGTACAGGTGTCAATGAACCGACTGGTACGGTTATTTGAGTTGTGCTTCCACTTGCGGGGTCTACGATATATAACGTGGCGAAGTCGCCATTTCGTTGCCATGTAACTGTAGATCCACCCTGCAAGTTAATTACACCAAAAGTTGCGCCGGAAGAATTGAATATTTGGTCCGTTACTTGTGATGCCAGTTGCGAGTATATTCTAGCTTGGAGATTGTTTATAAACGTGTTTAAAGGGGTGTTTGACGCTTGTATCTTGGCTTGTTCGGCCTCGGCCTTGGCAGTTTCTTTTACTGCTTGCTTGCGAGTTCTAGCTAAGTTTTCAATCGTCAACGCTGTGTTTGAAAAGTTAACACCATTAAACGATGCCGACTTGAAGGAATGTACCATGTCGCTACCATACACGTTTATGGCACAAAGTGATATCAACAAGAATGATATGTATTTTTTAATATTCATTTTCAAAAATAAATATCATATATATGGGCTATAATCACAAATTATTGATGCCCGAAATATAAAAAGCCCACGAAGCGTTAACCTCGTGGGCTTTTTTATATAATAACTAACGAACCAACAAAATTACTTTACAATTGTCATACGGCAAGTGCCCCAAGCAGTCAAAGCACCGACCACGGCATTATAAATAATGTCTTCGGACGATATACCGGTTGCTTTTTGATGTTGATTTGCAGTTTCAACACTCCATTTCATCTTTACTTCTACACCATTCACATCAAGTTTAATTCCTTGAGACGCTTCAAATGTGCTCGGATCATACATTCGGTCCGTGATCAACGAAACTTTAACTTTATCATTTGTAAATGCACTTTGCAAACGAGATTCCAAGGACGGTGCTGCGGGATCGTTGGATTCGGTGTTAGTATCTTCTATATCAACTATTTTTAATTTCTTCTTTGTCATATATTTTGGTTTTTAAATGAAATTAGGATTGAATTTATATTATTTCTTCCTATTGGGTTCATACTGTGAACCGTATATTCTGGTATGTCAAGCTTATTGTCCATGCAATATTCTATTAACCATTTCGCGCAGTCAAATCCCGTTTTTTCTTTGTATGTTTCATATGTCGGGGCTGTGCCGGAAGCGCCTTGCGCGTAATGTTCAAGTCCCAAGTCATGATCAAAAGTTATAAAATCCGGCAATCCGTTTTGTGTAATATACTTAACAAAATGATCATAACTACGAACTACTACCCAAGGACCGAGTGGGATATTTATCCACGTCACATGCTTTGGATTTCTTTCATCGTCGAGAAATAATTTATAACTCATAAGAACGTCACTCCCATTCGCGCTTTCTTACAAGCATCAATTTCAGCTTCTGTTATAGGGTGTAAATGTTGCTTATCGACTCGCCACGCTGGTTTCCAATTGTTAGGATTGAAATAATATTTTGGCTGACGTATTTCTTTACCATACATCCATCCATGAAAATGATATTCATTCCCATTGCTTAACATCGCAAAAATATACTTTCTATCAATAGAATCGTTTTCTCTAATAATCAGTCCGCCGCGAGGATGATCGGTAGAGCGAATTTCATGGATTCCATCATCGGGTATCTCATGAAACTCGTTCATGTTGTGTTTGAACTCCACCCCACATACTTTTGACCAAGCGATTTCTGCACCATATCCAACAATTCCCCAATTCAAAGCTTCGGATTTATTTGCTTTTTTAACTGTGAATGAATTTAGATTTGATTTTCTAGATTCATTGTAAACATAGGTTGCATAATCTTTAGCAAATTGCATTTCCTCTGGTTTCATTTTGTATATAATTGGCATTTTCATAAATTCTATACATCTATATTATTCTTTATACTTCTCAAGGAAACGATTCGATATTGTTTTAAAACTCATTCTACCTTTAAGAACTTCGCTGTATGTTTCACACGCAGAACGCCAAACTATTCCTTCGGCGGGAGTGCCGTTGTCATAGTTTAAAGCCGAAGCAACTTCAAGCATTTTACTTACAGTAGTTGTTTCACCAAAACCAAAATCTTTCTGTGCAATAATTGGCACAACTTTGATATTGTGCTTTTTACCGAACTCAACAAGTTCATTGTATCCAAGGTATTTTCCAGTATCAATGTCGTATAAGTTAAATAGATATAAATCTACTTCTTTGAAACCCATATGGTTGCCTTGAATACCCGGCCCCACCATTTCTCCTTGAATAGAAAGATTGCTAGGTTCACTACGAAGAATTTCTTCAAGTTTAAGTTTGCGAGCCATTTTCCAATGAGCATTGTCCTCGGTTTGTTTCAAATCGAGGTTACGAGAACAAACGCCAAAGTCAGCGTCTCTTCTGTATGCAGTAAAGCTAGTACCATCCATTTTGAGTGTACCGACCAGCACAAGACCTTTGGATATAGCTTCATCAAGTGCCCTTGGTTCGGATTGTAAACGAGGTTCATCGGTTTTATGTAAAAATGTAGGAAAATTGCCCTTGACCATGCCAGATAGGTGAGCGGGCACAACAGGTTCGTATTTTTTTATGTTTAATACCGAGGTCAAATCGGTACCAATAGTCAGTAAAATTTTCATTGTATAAATTTATTATACTTTCTTTTTAAATACACATTATTAGAATTTTCGTAACATTTTTTGTAAAAAATGTTGACATAAGATTGATTCATTATTTTTAAGTTAGAAGTGTTTTTATTTTTGTATCTATATACTCTACCAAACACGCACTCAGAGTCAAGAAACTTGTTCAATCCTGCTATAAAATCGTGCGAACCAACAAAATCTACAATATTTCTATTTCCATTTTTAATATATACACAACCATCGCCGTCGAAATATCCACGAACAAAATGCCAGATATACTCGTTCGGAACTTGCGAACTGGTCGGAAACTGTAACACGAGTGATTTCTTGGGGATTGCGCCCAAAGAAGATAGTTGATCGGACAATTCTCGGCTACTTGCCACAAAACCAATCGAATTGGAATGGGATGTCTTTTTTGCTTTATTGAAAATCATATTGTACTTACCTAAATGAATTTTGCTGGCAAAGTCTCTCAAAATATACGAATCATCTTCGGATAAAAAAATTGTCAGTCCTCGTCGCGTATTGCATCCGTCTGAATATATCAACCCAAGAAAATATGCTTTATCGGGAGAATCAATTTTCTTAAAATATTGAAAATTTATATGATATTTTCTTTGTTCGTAGTTGTGATCCCTTAAATTTATATTGTTGTTTTTTAGTATCAATCTAACAACAAATTCACACAAAGAATAATCAGCGGTTAAAGATTTTACGGAACATCCGTCGTTATATTTATTTACAATTTCAAGTTGGGTCTTAGAACATAATCTATTTATCCATTTATTTGCCGTGGTTTGATACTTTCCGACGGGAACTCCTATTTTTTTTAGGATCCTAGATATTGTAACTCGTTCCACGCCGTAAATCTTGGCGATTGCGGTGGTTGAATTGGTTTCATATAATTTTATTATATTTTTATATTCCGATGTAGGTATTTTTTGATATCTTGGTTTCATATTAATAAATATTAACAATCCACACAAAAAGTTCAATATCTTTTACTTATATTTTGTCTGTTACATTCAAATATTGTCTGTCTTGGTCCGTTTCAATTGTGCCGTATTCATTTAAAATAGAAAGTGGCATAGCAAGACCCTGACTCAATACCCCTCTCAAACGTATACTTTTTATACGCAACGGTTTGGTTGGTTCTTTGCGTAGATGGTCATTCCATTGCGCGATAGGAAGTACAGAGTCAATCTCAAAAAATACACATTTGTCATTCACGGAAAACTCTGTTTTCAATGCCACGCACTGCCATCCAAGAATTTTTACACAAACAATCTTATCTGCTCCTTCAATTGGAACAATTTCTGATATTTGCTGAATCGATGCTAATTTACGGTCCATGGCAGCACTTTATACTACCACGGACCGTTGTCAACTAGATTTTTTTATCCGTTCCAACCTTTTGGCGGAGTGCAATAATTTCCAAATGCTTTTGGCATAGCTGGCTCTTTTGCTATCTTGGGTGTATTTTGTAGGTCTACTCCCATTTCAACGAGTGCTTCTTTACTAGCATAATACACGCTCATTTCTACAAGCATGTCGCCCTTTTCAAAGCTTACTCTTGTGACTTTATCTTCAAGCTTACTTCCCCAACCAGTACCAGTATCAAACTGTTTATGACTTAGTGGCTTGCTTGTGTCGGAACTAACATTCATTGAACGTAAAGTTCCAGATGACGCATTTAGATTTGTATTTGATACTGAAGTGCTGTTAAAATAATTAGAACAATTATTCGCAGCGGTTGTTGTTCCAGTTACATTTGCAGTTGTACTACCAACCGTGTATGTACACGGAATACTACTTACTGTATTACTACCAAGAGTTGTATATGTACTACCGCCGGTTATCCATATATTTGATAACGGTGTTGTGGTCCACCCCGCCGAATAATAATACGGAAGTTTTTCCTTGAATGTTCGTAATCCAATAACTCCCGCATTAGTAGCATTACTCTTGGCTTGCTGTACATAGCTCTTACCTTTGCTTGTGAATATAAACGAGGCAGAGTTATCATCGCTGATTCTATAGCCTTTTACATCCAAGCTGCTATAAGCATCTATAATGTAGCCAGTGTTGGTTTCTTCTGCCGGTTTTCCAGTTACAACGTCTAATCCATCAACCGACAATACAGCCATTACTCTGTATGGATTATCGTTCTTTATTTTAACGGTATAATTAGTACCGGTGCGAGCTTCGATGAAGCTCATACCCTTGTGGGTATATTCTTTACAAGCACGACCATTTACTTGGACGTGCATACTTACGTTATGCATA